AAGATATGATACACAAGTAGTAGACTTACCAGTCTGACGTGGCATCTTACAGATATTAAACCTATTATCATGGAAATTTTGAATTAGCTTTTCTTGGAAAGGATACATTTTAAAGGGCACAAGACCATGATCAAGAGAAACAATCTTAATATAGTTTCTAGTAAAATAAACAGGGTCTTCTTTACACTTTAAGAACTCAATGATTTGTTCTTCAGTAAACTGAATCTGAGTATTAGCCTTTTTCAGGTTTGGATTTCCCAAATAAACATTATCACTCATAAAAATTACCTACTAATTTCTTCCCAGTCCAGAGAAGCAAAGACATCAGCACCAGCACTATTCGTAGCACATACAAGGGTCAATTCATAAGGAGTTCCAGTCAATCCATTTCTTTCTAACTGAAACTTAAATAGTGCTTCTTTCAGAATATCTACTGATGTGGAAGATTGCTGTGATGATGAGAAGAAACCAGATGCTAGAATTCTTCCACCACTTACAGTTCCTCCATCAATCTTATATTCTACAGCACTATCAACACCAGCATCCACCCAAGTTCCTCCACTTGTGGTTGCTGATGCTCTCACCTGCCAGTTGTATTCTGGTCCATTTCCAATACCCATTATGGATAGTGCTGTCATAATTACAATCGCATCTAATCTATTTGGAGAAGATTTGAGGCGAATAGAAATCACAGGATAATAAGTTCCCGCAGGAGAAGGTAAATCTACTGGTGCGGTGATTGGCGTATTCACTGCCTGTTGTAATCCACGAAGTTCATAACCACCTTCAGAGATTACAGAAGAACAAACTTGCTTCATAGTGCTACTACTTGTAGTAATTCCACTATTAAAAATTTCATATCTTAAAGGAAGTGATGCTGTTGTAATATAAGTTGATTCAATTAAGTTTGAATGGTGGAATGAATGTGCATGAATAAACTTACCATCAATCACAAATCCCATTCGGACTGTACCAAGACCTAACCACTCAATATCCATCCAAAGAATTTGTGCTTTGGAAATATCTAATGTAATACCAGAAACACCAGTTCCATCTAACTTATCAATGTTCCAGTCATCCTGTGCTACCGCAGTTTGAGTTCCAGTGGATAAACTTCTCTCTACAAAATAAGGAGTTGTTCCATTAATCTCAAAATACATTCCATTATCGGCACCAAAATATCCAACTCTTTGTGTTAGATTTGTTTTTGGTGTGGCAGGAACAAAAGTATTTAAAACAAGCAAAGATTTTCCTGGTTGGTATGAAAATGTCTTTGTAGTTTCTCTAATTACAGAACAACCAGCAGTAGTTCCAATTCCAATATTGACTAATCCCTGAGTGGTTACAAATCCAACTGTAGAACCAGTTCCTACAATTAAACTCTCCCAAAGATTATTATCCCTATATCTGTGAGAACTATCAAATAGTGTAAGTGGTTGAGATATTCTAGTTCTCCCAAAAGCATCAGGATTTACACTTACTGGAAATCTATTGAGATTATCAACAACATTTCCATCCCTTGTTGCTATCAAAGGAACTTCAAAAAGTGTTCTTTCTTGGTTTAGAAAGTCTTGTTCATTCTTATTCCACTGTGCCATTAATCAATCACTCCACGATAATCTTTCTGGTCTGTATCTTTGTGCGTTTTTAACTGTTACTGAATTTGATGTCATTGGATAGATATTATGCACTATTGCTCCAGGATATTCTGCCTGAAGTTGCTCCGCAAGAGAATTCTTATCCATAATATTACCCTCAACTTCAAGGCGATATAATTTACCTTCCCAAACAATATCTGCAAAAAATGATTCAGTTGCTTGCTCTGGTTGAGAAGAACCTACATTTAAGGTTCCATTGAAATCACCGTTGATAGTAATGCTTTCTGAAATAAATTGCTTAAAACTTTTCATTTTAATTACAGTTCCAACGACGAAGGGCTTTGTTAATTCTTGAATCTGGATCTCTTGCAGTTTTTTCTGAAGTCAATCTTTTTTTCATTCCGGACATACGACTGCAAAAGTTTTTTCTTCTTTTTGCTCTTTTCCCTTTTGGTTTTTTCTCAGTTACAGCAGTTTGAAGTTTAGAACCTGGATTTTCACGACGATATGCATTAACTGCTTTTTGACTTAAACCATCTGTTTTATCTTTGCGATTGACTTTTTGCCAATCTTCAGACAACCCAAAGTCCGCTCTCCAATTCGAAAATTCTTCTTTTTTTACACAATTCGGGTATTTTTTTCCAAACATTTTTTTCATACCTTTTTTTTCATATCCAGGCCAACACTTTTCATTTAAGTGTTGTCCTGGAATAAAATTCTCACTAATCTCACCACTATCAATATAATCCGCAGCAGTATCTAAATAATCTGCTGCTTTTGTAATTTTGGATTGAACCCATGCCTTAATATTCCCCTCACCCTTCATTTTTTTACGAAGTCTTTTTGCTGCCGAAATAATCGTAGAAATTTCAGACCTTGCCATAGAATATTCGTGATCTTTTGATTCTGGCATGTTACCTGGATGTGGAGTATTGGGAGTATAATCTTTTATTTTAATTGGCATAGAATACATATCCCAAAACTTTTCTCCATATTTGCATTCTTTACGTGTTTCTTCCTTTCTACATTTTGGACAATATCTTATCATTTCTGTAGATTCTCCCCAATTAGAAGCACCAATTTTGCGACACTTTACAAGTGCTCCAGAAGCGTAAGCACTAGGCCAAACTTTATATCTTGACTTAACCTTATGATAACAAGTATCTTTTGTTCCACTACCTTTTCCAGGTTTGTCTTTTACTTCTTGAAGATTCATGTCCCCTTCCAATGTATAATCTGTTTTTACATAAGTTGGTTTAGCAGCACCTGATTTTTTAGGTTGATTTGGATCATTGCGGCGCTTTCTTGCCTGAGAAGCGAGTCTTTCTGCTTTACTCATTGAAGCACGCTTTTCAGATGATACGCATTTAGGAGTAGCGGTTTCCCCCTCTTCTCTAGCACATGCATCCCCATCTACAACATCAACCCAACCAGGTTTTTTATCTTTTGATTTACTTTGGAACCACTTACGCAATCCCTCTTCATCAAGTTTCTTTTTGCGCCCCTGACAATGAGCAAGTTGCGAAAAACCTTTTGGATTATCACAGTCGATTGACTTTTTATATTTTTGAGACCAAGTTTCGTCCATGGATCCACTATCACTGCTAGAATCTCCATTCAAATTTGCATCATTATGAGTTTTAGTTTCATTTTTATCATGATAATTATCATCTTTTACTAAATATCCAGAGCGCATAACATGCCACCCTTTGGGTATTTTTTTACATTTTTTATCAGTGTAACAATAATAATATCCTTTTTTACAGGACTTTTTCATCAACTAGCAAGATCTGACTCGTTATTATTTAGGAATCCTTGTTTGAGTAATTTTGATAACTCCGAAGTGGATCCTACAAATACTGCATTATTTGTAACATTATTGGTAGTCTTTACTGTCTCATCCTCAATATCCTTTAATTTTTTCTGAAGATCTATGAGTTTATCAGTTACATCTCCAACACTTTTAATTAATTGTCCAGCAACTTCATAAGCTCTTGGGCTATTACCTTCTCCCGCAAGTTCCATAATCCCATCAATTGCTTCTTGACCTTTTTCAATCAATGAATAAAGATTTGCTCTAGTGTACTCATAATCTTTTTTAATCTCTTCTCCTTTTAATAATTCAATATTTAAATTTTCTTTTACTTTTTCAACCTCAACAATATTACTCTCAATATTAAAAGTAGAATCTAAGTTATTGTAATTGCTGGACATAATTTATTAAATATCTTTTTGTTGTGTTGGACTATAAGATTTAGAATCATTGAAATTTTCCCAAGTTTCATTGAATCCAAAATCATCATCCAAATTCGCATCAATTGGATCTGGGGTAACTGTATATCTCATTTCTCGCTTTGCACCTACAATATCGGTAGAATTGTAATAGTCAACTTGAACTTTACGAATCAGTCCATCTGTAGAATCTGCAATAGGTCCAAATAAATGCGTTTTTGCTGTAAAATTCAAAGTATAAATTAAAATTCTTCTTGTAGAATAATCTCCCTCATAGTCATCAGTAAAAGAAATACTATCTAAAACTATAGGGATATCTCTTTTTTCTCCTATAGAATCAACTAAGTCTATTGTTAAATTGAAAGATGGTTGAAAATATGGTAATATTTGCTCAATAATTTGCAATACATCATCATTTAATTTTGACATAATATTTAATTGCATTCCGACATTATATGGAACTGGCATAAAAACTTTTTTTAAATTATTTCCATCTAAAGCTTTAAAACTTTGTGTCACACCAGATTTTCTTGTCGAATCATATTGTATGGATGTCATTTCAAAAGACATTCTGGGTAAAGTAATTGCTATCGGTTTATTTAAGTCTGCTTGTTGTTCTAATCTGGCTAAAAACTTTTGCGTAGGTCCATATGCTAATGGAACCTTCATTTCATTATAAACATCACCATCTTTATCCAAATGTTTAATGTAAATTTCATTAAACAAAGTTCCAAAAGCAATTATTGTTTTTCTAATAATTTGATGGTAGTAATAGTTTCCTAGCATTAATAAGTACCGAATGGATTTGATTCTGAAAAATCTAATATCGAATCTGCTTCTGATTCAATTTGATCATTGTCACCATATTTATCTTCAAACTTTGCATTTCTTATTTCTTTAAGAGAATATAAGGCCGAAGATGTTTGACCAGTAATGACATCTCCAGATTTAAATTGACCTTTAGTTGTGCCAACTTTAAGAATATTTTCATCTTTATCCCAACTTTTAACTCTAGCGGATGCTCCGGAAATAGAACCCGTTATAACTTCATTAAATATGAATGTTCCAATGCCAGTTAAGACTGGTGGAGGACTAATAATAGCTTGATGACTTTGAGTATATCCAATACCAGCGTCAGAAAGTAAAACTTGAGATATTTGTCCTTCATCATTAACTAAAACTCTTCCAACTGCGGTTATCGCTAATCCTACGGTAGGAGATTCAAAAGTTATGGTAGGAGAATCTGGGTAACCATTACCTGAATCACCAATACTAACTGTTCTTATTCCATTATAATTTGTAACCAAAATAGATGTAGCAGCTGCTCCAACGCCAACACCATTTATAGTAATTTCTGGTGCAATAGTATATCCAGATCCACAATTTGTTAAAAGAATTTCCTTAACAGAGCACACCCCATTTATACATTTTGTGAATGCCACAGCTGATGCATCTATTCCATTAACAGGAGCTGTAGAAATACCTATAGTTGGTGTTGAAGTGTAACCATAACCGTCATTAGTTAGTATAATTTTTCTAATATAACCAGTAGCAGTATTTGCAGTTGAAACCGCTTGTCTTCCTGAAGATATGAGTTTTAATGTAGTGATATATCCTCTATTTTCAAGAGTAGAATCAATTTCTTCAACAGTAGTATTAATATCATTCCAACCTCCCATTTCATCCTCATATTCAAATAGTTCACATTTTAATTCATAAACATATAATTTTCCCAATTGATAAAAAGGATTTTCATGCTCGACAAATTTAACTTCAAATATTCTTTGACCCAAGGGAAAATATACTAAATCACCCTCTCTAGGTCTAGAAAAAATTTCTATTTCCGGATCATCTTGTTCTAAAAATGGAGCGATAAAATCCTCAAATCTTTCCTTTGAAATAATTAAACTAACTTCATCTCTTAAATTCATTCCAAATTTCGTTAATATATCTCCCTGACCAGTGTAACCATCAAAATTATTTAAATATGCTTCAATAGCAAAATTGTCATCAAATTTTGATGAAGATATTTCTTTTATAATAGTTTCTTTACGAACAAATTTTCTTGGAATATAAATTACTTCTACACCGTACATGCGAAGTTGTTCATTTACTAATTCTTGGACAAGCCTTTGCTCGTTTGGAGATCCGTGTAAAAAAAATGGATTGAGTGCCATTATCCAATAAAGTCGTATGGTGGAAGTTCGTAATCTGTTGACATTTTTTGCATTATACTTTCAATCTCTTTTTCTCCATCTTCGTATAATTCTCTACCATTTAATTCTATACCTCCAGGAAGTTTAACGCCTCTGAATTTGATTAAATTTTGCCCCCACTGGCGCTTCATTAAAGCAGTCAAATATTTTTTCAAAAAACTATCATTATAAATTTTTGTAAAATCATTTGGATTTAAAATTCTATAGCAATCTATAACAATATAGTTATCAGCAGATTGTGATGACCAATCTATATCTAAATATAGTCTATTTTGTCTTTTATTAAATCTAATTTGCTTATCAGTTGTTAACAAGAAATCAATGTCTTCTAAGTAACTTTTTACCATTGCATATTGAAGAAGTTCAACGGAATTGAAATAATATAAATCATTTAAAAATAATTGATATTTAATACTAAACATTCCTCCAGAGATTGAACTGGTATCAAATTTAAAAATTCTTTCAATACCAATTATTGAATCTGGTACTTGAATATAATTAGAAGTTTCATAAAAATTAAACTCTTTGGATACTCCATCTATTGTTGAAGTACCTGTAGTTGTCACTATCCCAACACCTGATGTATTTCTTGATCTTCCCCTATCAATATCTTCTTGAGTTATTTTGTATTTTAAATACATTCTCTCTACACCATCAAAATGTCTTTCATTAAAATATTGTAATGCATCATCTACTAGATCATCTATTTGCTCATCTGCCAAATTAATTTCTAAGATTGGATATCCTAGTTTTCTCAAGCAGTATTCTATTAATTCTTGTTTACTTGAAGGTTTTGACATTAATCATACCTCTACGTTAGAATTTGTTTTAATAAATTTTTTATTTCTTCAATATCTTTTTTTATTTGATCCAATTCCATCTTTTGGGATTTTCTATTGTTCAAACTATTGACATATTGATTATAGGAAGTATTGTCACAGTTGACAATTGCTCCAGATTCTTCATCCCTATACAAGTTTGGGTGTCCTTTTACTGGTATCATCATCTGATTGCAATGCTCCTTAAATCTTTAAATCTTGGAGGATATGCTTGATTAGTTGAAGACATAACAATTTTAATTATATATCCACTAAATTCGCCAAGATTATTAGCAGAAAACTCATATTCTAAGAATTCATTATCCTTACCGCTTCTTACAAAGGTATCTGGCAATCCACTATTGTTTGCTGGATTTACTATATCTAAATATCCATCATTATTATTATCTATAGTTAAGTTGTCATATCCTGGGAATAATTCAAATGCTTGAGCAATTTCGCTGGAATCAGGTCTAATCAAACTATAAAGAACTCTAAAGTCGGCAGAAGAATGTCTATAAGCAGATAGTATGACTTTTAGAGAAGTTGCAGACTGTGATAGTATAACGGTATTAGATACATAAACAGAAGAATGTGGATCTTCAATAACTGAATTAACTCTGTTGTCGGTGGAATAATTTGATATAGGTGAATTAATTCTGTTACTGTGGAAATCTGTGAAGCAATTATCTAAAAATATTTGTGGAGATAGATACTTATTGTTTGTTTGTAAAGTAACTGCGGTAGTAAAAGATTTATTTCTAGGAAGAGTAGTTAGATATGTATCTTCATTGACTTTTGAGCAAACAATTCTTGTGGAAGACAATTGATTTAAGGAATTAAGTTGTATATCCTCATAACCTAAGTCGTTGAATGATACTTCATTTCCTGATATACTTGTTCCACTTACACTTCTAATTTTTGCGGACACAGAAGTCGCATCAGTTGGAGATATAATCCTATAAAATGGAATAATAGAATCATATTGAATATTTTCTGTAGCAAAAACATTATTCCCACCAGAATTTAATTCAGTTTCAAATGAAAGTTGTGGATAACCTGTAGGAGTATTATCTACACTTCTATCTACACCATTAGAAGTCCTATCAATTTCAATATAGTAACTATCGATATCTAAACCAAAATCACTAATATCGTGAGTTGTATTAATTCTTCTTAAGGATACTCCGTTAAATTCATACTTATAGATTTGTGAATTAGTGTCGTGAGGAACTGCGAGTGTGGATGATTGTGCTCTTGTTATTGTTTCTAATGTACCAGATCCAACACTTTCATACTTAATAATTTCATTTTCGACGATAGCATATCCAGGATTACTTTCACCAACTGCTTTACCCTCAAAAGTCGCAAAGTTTGATGCATTTGCAACAGAAATGGTTGTAGAAGATGCAGTTATAGATTGAGATAATGTGGTTGGAATAACATTTGGTAAAACTCCAGAGATGGAAACTTTATTATTCGCTGCATACATTCCATGATTAAAGTGATTTACCTTAACAAAATTGCCATTATATAGAGATCCAGTGGGGGTTGAACTTGTAATATAAGTAGATCCCATAGTTACTGAATTATTTGAGTTATCGTAATAGACTAAGTTTGCCGTTCCATCTGCAGTGAAAGAGTTGCCTTGGACATTGCTCAGATATAAAGTGTCAACCCCATTGTTATTGCCAGTAATCGTTATAGTTGCGTTTCTTCCACTGTTACTGGAAACTGAAGAAGTTACAATACCAACAACATCTCCGATTGCATATCCTGTTCCAGGATTTACTACAGTAGCAGCAGTAATTCCACCGCCAGAAGCAGTAATATTTAAAGTGAGACCAGATCCATTACCAATAATATTGAATGTAGATACATCAGAATCTGTAACATAATTAGATCCACTTGTAGTTACTCCGACAGAAGATACTGAGCATCCTTTGCCGACGATATATCCATAATTATATGTTTTTATGCTCTCACTTACTTTTCTACCAGTGGTCAAGATGCTAATAGCATTAGTATCGGTGGTAGTTGTAATACCAACACTCAACAATCTAGGAAGTGCAGTTAGCGGATTATTTTGGAGATTTTTGATATATCCATTACTTTCATTTAGAGTTGGATTATAGAAGTATGCTGTAGAAGGAGTATCTGTTACAAAGTTTGCACGATATAGTGTAAACTTCATATCTTGATATTGATTTGCTGTCCATATAGATCCATTTTGAGACTTAAATAGACTTCCCAAAGCAAATTGTTGACTATAAACAACAGCATTAGCATCAGGTAGATTTGCAGACTGAATAGTCTTTTTACCCATTTCTGCAATGAAAACCTCATACTCTATGCTTTCTGGAGCAAGGAGGACAATTGCATATTCTAGTCCAGGAGCAAGATAAATTGGATAATCAAATGTTACTTCAGTTACTGCAGATGCATCATCTGAAATATTAATTTGATTTGGTCGTAATGTAACTGGATTTCCAATAACCGTTCTTGTTGGAGTTCCAAGTTCTACAGTTCTTACTTGAACTGTTAGAGGATTATTATTAGTGTCTTTTTTATAGAAGAATAAATCTACACCTGTTAAATAAACACCATCCTCCTCGTCATTTGCAGTTTCACTTCCACCAACACTAAACGACTGTGCTAAAGGATCATAAAATTCAGTTGTAACATTTGTTATAGTTGTAGTCGTAGTTCTAGTGGTAGTTACTGTAGTAGTATTTGTAATAGTAGTTTCATATAACTCTAGAGTTCCTTCTGAAACATAGTTGGTAGAGGCACTAGAAATGGAAGTACTACCAGGTGCTGCAGTTTCGTTTGTAGGACTTGATGTGACTTTATAAGTTTTATTTCCTGTATTAATTCTAACGTCAGGTGCAGGTGAAGTATTTGGATCTCTGATAAAGAAAGATCCTATTAAATCTCCAAAGTTATCAGATATTAGTCTAAGATCTTTTACATATGCTATGGCACCACTTGTTTGTCCAACAAGTTTTGCACCTGTAACTAAATATCCAGAATATAAACCCTGTGCTTCTTCTGATAATGAATAAGTGTCTACATTCAATACTTTTGAAGAA